TATTGAAAAAGTGTATAAAGCTAGTTACGGTGGTGACGACTTTGTATCTTTTATCAATAAATTCCCTAAAAGATATATTGACGATGATGTTCCTTATCAATGGTTATTGCAAGGCCCAGACGAAAGAAATTTTGACTTGGTTAAAGCTACAACTGATGCTGCAGGTTCGTCAGAAGTATCCTCTTCATCCAAAGCTGGTTTAGGTTATGGACGTTTCTACATGTGGTTTGCTGAGAAAGCTTTCTCTGCTACCTCTGTAATTGTTGGAGAAAATCCAGATGATTATGCTGTACGTGTAGCATCTGATCCAGTAGAATATGCTGATGGCTTATGGAGACATGAAGTTGAATTAGTTACTGGAGATTCTACATTATTTGTACCATATGAAGATTTAGACGGAACAACTTGGTCTGAAGAATATGGTTTAGTAGAACAAACTCTTTCTAAGAGAGGTAATGATATTTCAGGTGCTAGCCATTTTATGCTAGAAAATGTACTTTCTATGATTCGTAAGAATTATGAAGTTCCTGGAAATATGTTATCAAAAGGTCGTAATAAACCTATGGCATTTGCCTTTACTGATTCTCAAGGAAATATCCACAAACGTTGGATTGATTATATTGGATGGCAATTTATGATCCAATTCCGTAGAGATATAGCTAGACTATTATTGTATGGTAAGAGTAATCGTAAAGAAGATGGATCTTTTTCAAATAAAGGAGAATCTAAGAATACTATCAGAGCTGGATACGGAATGTATGAACAGTTAGAAGGTTCTAATGAAGGATTCTACAATACATTTGATATTGATACATTAACAGAATTTGCCCTTGATATTTCTGTAGGTAAAGTTCCTGAAGATGACAGAACATTCTTACTTTCTACTGGAGAGTATGGTGCTTATGAATTCCACAAAGCTGTAGAAGCTAAAGCAGGAAGTATTACTTATGTAAGAGATACATCAAGAATCTCTACAAAAGATGGTAAGTTAAGTCTTAATGGTGGACAATTTATTGAGTATAGGACTGTAAATGGTCTTACGTTCAAAGTTATGATTGACCCTACTAAAGACAATCCTACTAGAAACAAGAAAAAAGATAGAAAAGGAAGACTATTAAGTTCATTAGTATATGAATTATTAGACTTTGGTACAACCAATGGTGAATCAAATATCAAGCGAGTATGCTTGAAAGGTGATGAAGAAATCTATGGTTACAGACCAGGTTTAAGAGATCCTTTTAGCCCTTATAACAATAGAACTCCTCAAGAACGTATCATGGCATCAAGTGTTGATGGTTATGAAGTTTATGGAGCATTTATTGGTGGTATGCAGGTTAATAACCCGCTAAAGACATTCAGATATATGCCTTCTGAATTAGTAGCATAGTTTTTTTGAAGTTATTATTAGATAGGGTATATATTACCCTATCTTTTACTAACTTTTAACAGAAGAAAATAGAAATCAATTTATAACAGTTATGAAGAAAGAAGAAGCAATAAAAAAAGGAATTTTACAGAACAAAAAAATTAGATTAAAGCCTATATTAAAGGCTGGTAAAATGATTAAAGATCCTAAACATATGGGTTATTTTATGTTTAATGATGCATTTAAAAATTATGTTTTACCAAGAAGTAGAAAAACTGGATCTTATATTTCAATATTAGATGATGATGAACTAAAGTATTTTAGTGAGGCATTACAAACAGATTTATCTTTTACAAAGAAGGTAGATAATTTTTGGGATAAATATTCATTTAGAATAACTAAAAATGATAATCTCATGACATTAGGAGTAGAATTTGATTTATCAGATCCTTACAGTAATTTAGATTATAGATTAATGAAATCTTTAAATATTACTGCCCCTGATTATGCAAGTAGAACAAACCATCCTAAATATAAATGGTATCTTGCAGAAGAGAATGAAGAGTTAGAACATGCATCAAAAATAGCAGAAAAAGAAGAAGAAGCTTTAATTTTCTTTGGTGGTTTAAAAAATTCACGGAAGAAATTAATAGATATTATTTCTGTTTATTATGCTGAGAAGTCAAGATCAAATGAAGTTAATACTACTGCTACAGTAGAATTCTTACAAAATGAAGTAAGAAAAATTGTTAAAGCAGATAAAGACTTTATATTAAAATGTAAAGAAGATCCTATTTATGAAATTAAAGCTTTGATTATTGATGGTGTAAGAGCTGGAGCAGTAACTAAAAGTGGTAGAAATAAATATAATATAATTGGAGATAGTTCTAATTATGATTATATTGGTATGACTAAAAGATTATCTCAATTAAAAGAAGATAGTGATGATGATTACTTAAGAATTACTGAACAAGTAAATAGATACAGAGAAGAAAATAAAATAGAAGACTAATAAAAAAGATTTATTAACAGTGGGTCAAGAAAAAGTAGTCAAGGATATTTTAGATAAAGGCTTTGATAAGGAGGAACAGTTTAAAAAAGCTCTTTCTCCTGTCCTAGTCCCAACATCTGTTACAGGAGTTAGTCTTGTAGATAATACAAGTGTGATTCCAAAATCTATTAGAATTGTAATGGATGAAGATGTAGTAGGTGTTACTATGGAAAGGGCTTATTTAACAAGTACACTTGTTAAAATAAAACCTATAACACATGATGAATATTTAGCTAATTTAGATAATCCATTTAAAAAGCCAGATAGTAATTATGGATTTTGGAGATTTGATGAGTTAAGTGGTAGTAATAAAGTACATATAATTATAACAGACTTAACCACTATTGGAGATTTAACAGATTATAGATATGTAGCTGTTGGTAAACCAACTCCTATTATAATAGAAGATTCTACATATAGTGCTTCAGATGGAAGTATTGATGGTGTAGATTTTTCAGATTATACAGCAACTGAATTACCTTCCACACTTGGAACATTTATTCATAGATGGATTGTACAAGAAGCTGTTAATATAGCATTTGCATCCGACAAGGATCAACTTGGGTATCAAATATCTAATGCTGAAAATATAGAAAATATTAAAAATAAATAAAAATAAATAAATAAGTCGAATTTAAATTAAAAAGACATGAATCAAAAAAATGTAAAGTATTTGTCACTTGGAACTGCTGATTTAACCATTATGGCTTCAGGAACTGTAATTAGTTCATATGCTGATGTGCCTGTAGGACAATTAGCAATTGTTAATTCAACAAATACAACTGTAACAACTGATCAAACTGGAACAGCTCCTTATTTGTGCAGAATTGTACAACGAGTAGGAACTGATTTAGTTTATTCTCCTTTTATTGATGCAAGTAAACTTGTAGGAGTACGTGCAACAACTGGATCTCTAGCTGTAGAACAAGTATCTTTTGTAGGTTATAATGGAACAAGTGGGCTATTAGCTGATGCTGTTTCTAGTGATTATATCATTAAAGGTATTATAAAGAATAGTAAAACTACTTATAATAATACGCCATTCATTACGCATTGGCCTTATAAGTCAGGTAGTTCAACTTCTGAAGCTGCTGTAGCTAAAGGATTACTAGACATCTTTAATTCTTGGAATAAAAGACAGCCTGAAACATTATTGAAATGTGAAAGAACTGTTGCTGTTGCTTCTACAGATGAAATATCTGATGGTGGTGGATCTGGAGTTATTTTCAAAGTAACTAATGGTTTAAAAGCAGTTATTCCTTATATTAAAGCTGCTGATGCAACTTCTGATCTTACAGTTAGTACTGTAACTATAACTGATGGAGATATTGTTAACTTCCCAACAACTAATGGTAAAACATTTACTTTTACTGCTGTTGCTTTAGGATCTGGTGCAGGTAGGCACTTAGTTAAATTAGGTACAACATCTTATAATGTTGCTGATGCTGGTACTCATGAACAAAATGCAACTGCTATTGCTGCTGCTATTAACGCAGGAACACAAGCTACTGCTAGTGCTTCTACTACTACTGTAACTATTACTTATATTAATGCTACAGCTAATAATTTAACTCCTTTTGTTTTAAGTACTGATGATGACTCTACTTGGGCTAATGTTGCTGTTGCTGTTGCTACAGGTGATGCTGTACCAGTACAATATAAAGTAGATGGTACAACTGCTGCTGCTGCTTCATTTGATCTAGATACTATTTGGCAAGGTGAAACTGGTTATGTATATGAAGGTGAAACTTCTACTACTATTGGTGTTACTGTAGCTACTGCTGATACTTGGGGATTAAAATTCACAGGTGTTGCTTTACCAGAGAATGCTGAAACTCGTAACTACGAGAAAGTAAGATTTGAACTTGGATTAGAGGGAGATTTTGCTGATACAGTATTAGTAACAAGCTCTATTAAAGCTGCTGATGCAGTTGGTAGTGCTGGTCAATTAGGAATATTTGAACGTCAAGCTCAAATGAATGATGGCCAAGCATGGGTAGATGCATATCCAAGCAGACAACATAGAAGTGAAGTTGCTGGTATGGCAGGGGAATTATTCCCACTGTATCAAACAGTTATAGACTTTTATGATGATGGTTACAAACCTTTATTAGGAGATACTCCTTATTCTTATGCTACAGTTGTTGTTGCAACAGCTAATGCTACAGGACATGGATTAATAGGAGATGTATTCGGAATATAGAATATAATACTTAAATAATACATTAAAGAGCAGGATATTTTTAAAAAAGAATGTTCTGCTCTTTTTTATTTAGATTAAATTTCTTAACT